GGCAGTCATTGGGGCACCGCCTTCCATTGGGCCATACTCTTCGCCTACGGGCTTCTTGCCTGTTGGGGGTAGACCCATTTTCTTTTGCAGGTCAGCACGCATGGCTTCGTCGCTACCGTGTCCCAAAGTCTCAAGGCCTTTCTTGGCAACTTTCTTTACGCCAGCTTTGAGGCTGTCCAACATGCCTTCTTCCATGTTCTCTTCTTCCAGCTTACCAGCCTTTTTCATTTTGGCATGTACAGCACCAGCCACACGCTCGCCAGCAGCCTTGCTGCCATACTCCTTGGCGGCTTTAGCAGCTAGAGCTTTGAAACCTGTGGTAGCATTGTTGTGCTTGCCTTCATCGCGCTCGTTCAATTGCTTGTGCTCACTCTTAGGAGCGTCAACTACTTGCTGTAGTTTTTTGTTCATATCATAAAAGAAATTGTCAGACATTTTATTATTATCCTCTTGGGTTGGCACCTGTGGCCGGCTTTGCTGGGCGATTGATTTTGTACATCGGGCCCTTGGTACCTTGTGGAAGGTCATTTGTGGTTTGTGCTTGTGGTGTTTTGCCGCCAGCTACAGTGAAGTCACTGCGGTAGGCGTTTCTTAACACAGCATGATTGTGAGGCTCTGCTGAGTAGTCCTTGATCAAGGCCTTTTGTTCAGCAGTATCAGCAGGATAATCAGTGTCTGTCAACAAGTCTTTGTTTTGGTCCTCAATCTTTTCGTATTCATCAACAAGACCATCAACATGTGCTTGAGTTTGCATTACAATCTTGTTGGGATCCATTCCTAGCAACTGAGCCAATTGCTTGATTTGTGGCTCGATAGCTGGGTATCTGAAGCTGACATCAAACATACTAACACGCTCGTTTTTGAAGTTTGGAAAATCTGTTGGGATAATCTGAACTGGAGTGGTTTTGATGTCGCTCATTTTAACTGGAGCAAACTGGTCTAGTTTGGATTTGAGTTGCTTGACGAAGTCGGTAGATGCGTCACCACACATTTTAATGCGGTAATCGTATGTACGTTCGCTTTCAGCAAGATATTGTGCAAATGGTTTCATTGTCAGGTTCCTGTGATATATTTATTCTTTTTTAGCGTTTTCTTTGCTACCGGCTATAATGCGCTCCAACAAATCATTACGACTCAACACCATTCCTTGTGCAGTTGGAATTGCTTCTCCATCGGCTTCTTTGCTGGCTTGCTGTTGATCTAATCGTGCTTTTTTAAGCTGTAGATCAATCATCTTGAGCTTTTTGTCCAGCTTGGCAGTCTTGGCTGTGATAGCATGCCCTAGCATGTTTGAAGCCACGCTGAAAATTTCTGATGCAAATCTTGAGTCAACTTGCATGCCCAAGTCCATTAGGTCTTTGTAGCTTGATGTGGCCAAATCAGCCAGCGTGTCCATTTCTTGATCAGTTGCTTCTAGTCCTCGTACTGCTGGCAAGGCATGATCAATTTTGTCAATTGCTTCGTCTATAGCAGCAATTTTTTCTTGGTTTTCTGGGATAGCGGGCACAGACACAGCTAAATCGCTTTCTGTTGCGGGCAGATCAAATAATTCTTCAAGTTTCTTGGACATCACCTATTTAGTGACTGTTACTTGCTGCCGTTTCTAAACATGTCATCTTCGGTAATGACCCTAAATGTCAGCCCCTGGCGTTGGCACCAGGCTTGGGCCGCGGCCCATTTGGCATAGTTGATTGCTACCACTGCTCGATCCCTTGGCTTTTGTCCTTCAGCAATAACACTTTGTCCTTTGGGTTTGATTTCAATTAGTTCTGCTTTCACAGTATTGTTTTTGGTACGATATGTGATCAAAAAATCAGGAACGTAAGTTGTATTTTTACCAGTGATAGGATGTCGATAGGGTATGCGTATGCTTTCTGATGCCCACTGTAGTATGTGGTCGTTAGAATCAAGAAAGCGCATGAAACTGTGTTCCCAGCCCGAACGATAGCGCGGCAGACCTTGACCCACGTATTTGGATCTATTGATCACTTGATATACGCCTTGTGCCCACTTGCTCATTGCAATACGTTTCTAGCTGCGTAAAAATTAGGAGTTGTTTGAGCGTTGACACCCAACAGCGTGGCATTGCTGCGAATGTTGTTGAGGTAATAAGCCATGCTGACAGTGAGATCAAGACCGGTTTGGCCTTTCATGTTGTCCAACAATGTCAGCACAGGTATGCCTGTTTGGTCAGCCACTTGAAACAAACTCACAGTAAAATTGCCAGCAGCACGAGCATTGGACATTGCTTGCTTGAAAAAGCTGTACACAATATCATACTCAGCAGCAGGTACATTTACATCATACTTGTAAAAATTATCAAAGACCCGGACGGTCAAATCTACTTTGGTATTGGTATAATTTACTGTTGACATATTTAGATAGGTGGAGTTTCAGTATTGGCTTGGCGTTGTAGTGTTTTATTAGGGAACAACCAGCCGTCGGCCTTGCCTGCAACTGATCTCACCGCCCCAGGCAGTTGGCCTTGAATAACATCTTTACCAATTGACGTGGCTTCAGCTTGTACAATACTCTTGAGATTTTTGCCTTTGAGAGTATTGTATGCAGCTCCGGCCTTTTGTGCTGCACCAATTAGGCCCAATACGCTGCCGCTTTGCAAATCTTGTATGATACCTTGTCCAGTACTGAGCAAGCCACCTTGGCCAAATATACTAGCGGTACTGCCAGGACGACTGAGAGCACTAGGAGTATTGTCGTAGTGTGCAGTATCTGGCCAAGCAACGTTGGCGTCGGGCTTGCCAAGTCCACCCGAGTAGTACTTCACGGTTTCGTATGCAATGGTCATGGAGTTTTGCATGATGCCTGCTCCTTGACTGTAGTCATATTGGTCATGTGCCCAGCTGGTGATTAGCGGATTGATCAACACATATCTTGCATATTTGTGCTGGTCAAAGCCGTAGATTTGAATGTCTCTAAAAAACGGAGGCTTGCCACTAGCAGCACTAGTGGCACCGTCGGTGTAACTTTCTCCAATGTAGCCCCAATCGTTTACGTTGGCCACCCGACTTTGTTCATAAATGTCTCGGGCATTGTAATCCATATTGTTGGTTGAATTGGTTATAGCGCCAATACTGCCGTTAGTGTTAGAAATATTACTGTATTTTTGTGCAGGATCTTTGTAGTAGTAACTGTAGTACTGATACCACATTTCGCGAATGTTGTCGCCACCGTCGTCGTGGAATGTCACAGTCACTGGATCATAGTTGATCTTGGTCTGAACCACACGTTTGCGATTGTACTGATTGAGAGTGTCAGTGGAAATTGTATACTTAGGTAAGTCAATAGTCTTTACTGCCAGGCTGAGATTATAAATTTGACTTGCCCCAAATACCTTGGAGTTTCGCAGTGCGGCTATCTGCCCCACGTTGAGTGTAAACACCACATGGAAAAGGAACTTGAACCGTGGTTTAAGTTCCCAAGAGTTTGTGGTAAAAACTTTGCTTGCGTGAGTGTAATCACGCAAGTTATTGCTAGCTGTGAATCCCTGAAGGAAATCTTGCCCAAATGTAGGCATAGGTTAATCCTTAGATGCCTTGGCCGGCACCGGTCACAACGTTGTTGAGTGTACGAGCAGTGATACCACCAATACCGCCACCACCTTGATTGCCTTGGTTGGCATTATCAAAAGCAATTGTCAATGAAATTGTTGCAGCTTCGTTGGTACCATAGTTCATTGCACCGTAGTCAGCACCTTTGAGGTAGCAGCCATACAGTTCCCATGACTCTAGCACAACTGGTTCGTTGGCACCGTTACCACCGTCAAGTATTTCAAACATTGTCTTGAATTTGTAGTCGATACCTGAAGCGGCACTACTCATTTCCAAGAAGTCCATTTGCTTCTGCATCTGCTCACCAATCAGCTTGCTTACGTTGCCTGATGCATCGTCGCGAATTTCACATGTTACATCTGCCCATGAGTGACGTCCAGCCAGTTTCAATGTGCTGTTGTAGATAGGCAATGGAATTTCTTCAAATGTCAAATTTGGACGACTGAAGCTGACAACTTGCTTGGTCAATTCAGTAGTTGGTTTGCTAA